TCTGGGGCACGACGGCGGTGGTGAGCGAGTAGGCAGATGCGAACATGTCCGCATCCAGTACCGCACCGTCATTCGCCAGGTAGAGCCCAAGGTTGGCAGCATGGGCGGTCGATGCACCGTTCGTGAAGATATAGATCGCGTAGATGATGTCACCGCTGTTGAAGCGGAGCATCCGGTGCTGGTCACCGATCGCCGAGCTGGTGAACGGAATGGTGTGACCGTAGACGTACTTCTTGCGAATACGTCCACCGAAGTCCGGTCGTGCCAGGACGGTCTTGGTCAATTCGAGGTTGGTGAGGACAGTGCTCTTTGTCGGTGCGGCCATGGTGGCCTCCTTTATTCTCAGCAGGGCCGCCCCGGACACTGACGGTGCCCGACGCCTACAACTGAGAAGAAGTGGGTGGGGACCGAAGCCCCCACCCGAGAGAAACTAGAAGGTGAACTGGTACTCGATGACGCCCTGGTCGTCCATTCGAGCGGCGCCGATGTCCATCGAGTAGAACACCTGCGTGCTGTTGTTCTTGTCCGGTCGCCGGTCGATCGAAGCGGAGATGTCCGCCCCGATACCGAGCGCGATGGCTCCCTCTGCCCATGCCACGGTTCGATCTTCCGTAGCGGTTCGAGCAATGATGGGAGTCTCGACACGACGGAACATGAAGCCCATGAAGGCGGTGACGCCACCTTCTGCGAGAGGCTTCATGACGTTCGTGTCGATGCTCTGGACTGTGCCCATGCCGAGCATGTCCTGCACAACATCCGAGGTGACAGCCCAGTAGCGAGTCTCCGGCTGCTCTGCGGCGTCGAACAGTCCCTTTGCAATGAGCATCTCGGTGAGGCTCATCGCGGCGGCGAGCGTCGGGATCTGAGCCGCAGGCAAAGCCTGCGTTCCAGCACCGTCAACCCCTGTTCGGGTGGTGCCGAGTGCACCGACCAGACCTACCTCGTCGATCTTCCGACCCATGCCCGAGGCCATTGCCTTGGTGTAGGTGTTCGTCGGATCGGTGAGGGTTCGCACGAGGTCGGGCTTGTCGATCAGGTCGGCGTCGTCGTAGACGGCGAGATCGACCCAGCGCCGGTCGTGCGGGGTGTCGGACAGCTTCGTGTCCGCGTGGCGGGACTGACGCTTTGTGGGCGTCCGGCTCCCTACGAAGTCGAAAGAGGCGCTTGTACCGTTGATCCCGCTCTCGACTCGGAACCAGTCGCGGAGGCGCGACTCGAACTGCTGCGCTCGCAGCGTGAGTCCATCACGGAATTGGGTGACAAACGCTTCAGTTACCTGGAAAGACATGGCTTCCCTCCTGAAGTGGTTGATGACCACCCTCGGCAGGGTTGCCCGGTCTTACCGGACCCTAAGGCCGCTTCTCTCAGGGCGCGGTTGCGTTGTCCCTCGAGCTAAGCCCCCGTAGGCGTTGAAGCCCCAAACGTACTACGAGATCATCCGATCGCCAACCGAGATGCCCTCGCCCTGCGCGCCGCGTTGCCCATCGGTGCCGCCGTGGGCGGCGGTATGGAGTGTGGTCCACTCCTCGTAGGCGACTTTGTGCCCGGGGTCGTTCGCGCTCATGAGCTTGATCTGGAATTCCCGGTCGCCCTTGAGCTGCTCGATCTTTGCCAGTGCGGCAGTCGCAGAGAGCACCTTCGGCGTGGCCCCCATCGAGGCCAAAAGCCCTGACTCTTCCATGGCTTGCCCCAGTTTGTGGAAGACGCGGAGTGCCGAGAGGTTGTTCCCGATCGCAGTGCCATCCACCGTGAGCCCCAGCGCGGCGGTCTTTTCCTGGCCGAAGATCGCAGCAGCGGCATCGACGGCGAGCTTGAGGTTCTGCGGGGTCGCGGGACCCCACTCGCTTTCGAGAGCTTGCCGGGCTTCCTGCACGGCTTGGGTGCTCTGCACCTGCTGGCCGGAAAGCATTTGATGCTGGTATTGGGTGAGGGCTTTGCCCAGCCCGCGCCACTGATCGGGGTTGAGCCCGTGCTGCCAGCCGGAATTCCGCATGTGGTCCACGAACTGCTTGTCCACCGGGAGGCCCTCGGGCAGCTCCCAGTCCCCAAGCCCTGCCGGGTCGTTCGGACAGCCGAGCTGGTTCATCGCCGCGCGGATCTCCGCGGGGCTCGCGCCCTCCTTCGGGAGCAGCACGCCCTTGGCGTTCATGTGACTCTCGAGCTCGGTGTAGGACTTCGCGAGCGAGGTCACATCCTGAAACTTCGTGAGCGACGGCGAGGTGCGGATCTCATCCGGCAAGCCGTCGCGCCAAGTGGTCGGCCCCGGGGCCGGCCCGGGGGCCGGGACAACGGGGGCAGCACCCTCGGCGACAGTTCCTTCTCCAGGGGTTCCGGGCATGGTCATGGTCATTTCTCCTTCTGATGGCGTTTCGCCAGGTCCTCGATGTCCAAGTAGGTCATCTCGCGGCGTTTTTGGATGTGAAGCCAGACGCTTCGCATCCCCTCATTGAACGCGGTGTGTCTCCCGCCGGGGTCTGAGGGCACAAAACTCGGGTTGTGGGGACGGATCTGCCGCTCGATGTCGTCCATCACGTCTTGCGGGATCTGCTTGTACGCGGCAAGGAGCGACTCGTAGAATGCCTTGGGGTTATCGAGCTTCACGCGGCCTCGGCCCCTTGCGGCCCCAGCGCGTTCCCCAGCGTCTTGACGATCTCGGCGCCCTGCCCGAGCTGGTCGAGCTGCTGTGCCTGCTCCTGCTGCTGCGCGCGCTCTTGCCGCATGGCCTCCACCGCCTCGGCATCCCGGAGGATGGACCGCGGCGCGGCGTTGGAATTGTGGATGAAGCGCACGGAGGCGTCTGCATCCAGGGCATCGAGGGCGCTGGGATCTCCCCCCGCCTGTGCGATGAGGGCTGCGCTCTGCCAGGTCTGGAGCACTGCTTGCCCATCGGAGCTGCGCTGCGCGCGCACGATGGGGGATCGGTAAACCACCTTGATCGTCTGGCCTCGGAGTCCAGTGGGGACAGGGAGGAAGTTCCCCATTCGCAGCATCATATTAAAGAGCCGGTTGTAGATGGGTTCGAGGATCTCCCCTTCCTGCCGGCCCATGATGGGAGCCATGAGCTGCTGCATCCGCTGCGCGAGCTGGATCACCTGCTCTGCGGTCATCTCCGGGTTGTCGAAGAGCTGGAGCACGTTGGCGAAGAAGAGGCGCCGCACGAGTTCTTGCCGGGAGCCGATCTCCTCCTGCGTGAGCTGGATCTGGGCATTGTTCTGGAGCGGCCGGATGGGATCGCTGTTGCCCCCCTGCCCAAACTGGTACTCCACGATGTTCACGCCACCTGGGTTGGTGCGGATGCCGGAGAGCACCGACTCGTTCTGGACGAGGAGCGGCGGGTCGGCGGCCTTCTGGAGCGCCTTCAGCTTCGTCTTCGCCATCTCGTTCAGCATCTTCGCTTCGGGAAGCGCGATGTGCCCGGGACCACGGCCGTAGGTTTCGCCCGTTTCGACCTGCCACCGACCCACCATGAGGGGCATCTCATCGAAGCCGCCGATCTCTAGGATCGTGTCCTGCGCGCCGAGGAAGGCAAATGAGGTGGTCCACTCCTTGCGGAAGGGGGACTGCCCCGCGAAGGGGTCATCGCTCTTCCCGATCACCTGGACGACGGAGAAGCGCGCCTCGGGGTTCTCGTTCTCCAGTGCCTTCTGGATCTCCAAAGGCATCTCGGGAGCCTGCGCAAAGCGTGTCGCGAACTGGCGCGCGGTGAGGGTCGCATCGCGGAATACGATGTCGATCTTCCCCTCCTCGCCCTCCTCTACGAAGAGCTCGCTGAGGGGGTGGGCCTTGAATACGGGCCGGCCCCGGATGTTCATGAGGGAGATGCCCCCCATTCCCCAGCCGGAGACGTCGAGCCAATACTCGGCCATGTTCTGCTGGAACGAGCTGCCCGAGCTGGAGATCACGCTGCTCATCTTCCGGCGCGCGTCCTCGAGCCAGACGGCATTCTCGAAGTCGTCGTTGAGGCGCGGGTCGTCGAGTTCGAGGTCGAGGTTCTCGGTGGCGGGGTTCGTGAAGAGACCGTGCATCCCGCCTGCGAGAAGCTGGTGGGCATCGAGTGAGGTCGCATCGTAGATCTTGTCCGTGCGCGTCATGCCCGGCGACCGCTGGGTATTGAAGTCGCGAGACCCCAGCGCATCGTCGCTGATCTCTTGCCAGGTGTTCTCAACGGTCCCCCGGTCGCCCCGGAGCCGATCGAGCCAGGCATGGATCGCCTTCGGATCTTCGTAGATGCTCATGCAGAGGGCCTCGGAGAGTTGGGACCAAGGAGCGTGTCCGTCAGTACAGGAGTGTCCTGAAGCCCCGTCTCCCCAGCCAGAAGAGTTGGAGTGATATTGGCCTGCCGACGCACACGCTCCTCAGAAGCGTTTCCAGTGGTGGGCTTCTTGAAGCCCGGAACATCGGGCGCGAAGGCGCCGAGCGCGCTTGCGACACCGAGTGCGGTGCTCGTCACCGTGGCAACCGTGGGCGCTGCCGCTGCGATCCCGGCACCTATGACGGGCGCTGCCGATGCGATCGAGGCGCCTATCGAGGCGAGAATGGCAGAGAACGGGTCTGCGGCGGCGGCAGTAGGGACGAGCACCAAGAGGACCAACAGAAGGAGAAGAACCATCAGCCACCCCCGAGAAGCGTGCCCGCCCCTACTGAGTTCCGCGTGCCGAGTACGCGGAAACCTTCGACCTCCCCGTTGAAGCCGGCAATGGAACGGCGTCTACGGGTGAACTGGCTCTCTTCTTCTACGCGCGGGTTCGAGCGAACCCTCCGCTTTGCCTCTCGGACTGAGCGGCGGCGTCCTGGGTTTGAAGACTGACGGCCGGTAGCCTTCTCGACCACATTCGCAGTGAGCTCCGTGAGGTCGGCGGATGTAGCGGCGCCGCGCTCCAGCGCAGCATTCTCCCGTCGGTCTCGACGGCTGAGCCGCCCGACGCCGCGAGCTTGTCCCGCGAGCTGGCCTGCACGCTCTCGAAGATCCTGGGCGACCTGATCGCCACTGAGCGTTTGGAGCGGGTCGCCGGGGGTCCCCGCGGTGGGGAGCGGCGTGAGGCTGGCGTTCGAGGGTTTCTTAAACTTCGACTGCGAGGCGGGTTGCGCCACCTGCCGCGCGATCACGCGCAGCTCCGCGTCGATCTCCTGCGCACGTTGGAGCAGGTTGCTGGAGCGGAGCGTGGACTCATCGGTGCCAATTTGCTTGCTGAGCGCAGGCTGCGCGCGCACGCTCG